AATGCAGGGACATTAAGATATTGAGAAACAGGAGATGTTGCGGCGGGAACGTCGCAATTACAAATATGTATGAAAACATCTGGAATCAATTACGCTTGAGTATCAATTAAATACTATGATTGGGGGGTATAAATCAAATACTATGAGTGCGGAATATAAATGAGTAATTTAACAAATCAATATATAAGTAGTAACTTTCAAAATTTATGAAAAATTTTATCAAATAATGATATTTATAGATAGAATAAGTTATTAGGAGTTTAGTATGAAAGTAAAAATGGGTAAATTAAAAGTGTTAGGAATGTCAATTTATAGCAAACTATCAGCACATTTTACATTAAAGGAATTTTTAGATAGCCAAACAGCATCAAGAAAGGGTATTCAAAATATTCCAAATGAAGAGCAAGTTAAAAATATGAAATCATTATGTATTAATTTATTAGAACCAATTCGCTCAGGTGTTCGTAAAGATATATATGAGAAAGCCTTACTAATGGTTTCAAGTGGATTTAGAAGTTTAAGATTAAATAAAGCAATTGGTGGAAGTGCCAAGAAATCACAACATATGAAAGGACAGGCCGCAGATTTCAATATATGGGGAGCGTCATTGTTTGATGCGTTCAAATGAATTGTTTGCAAAAGTGGATTAGAATTTGACCAATGTATTTGAGAATATGGTGCTTGAATTCACATATCATATACTCCATTTGGCATAAATAGAAATGAAATATTAAGTGTTAAAAAAGTTAAATCTGGATTAATTAAAAAAAGTAAATGAAGATTACTTACAAAAGATGAAGTGGGTAAGATGAAATTGGAGTCCGAATTTTAGGAGATAGAATATGCAATTTGCAGAAATAGTAGATAAGAAAGTTACCAAATCTACAGGTAAAATATTTATTGGGATTGTACTTTTAGGATTTATTTTACTTACAGCACTATGGGGTCCATCGCTTATTAATGCATTAACAATTGAGAAAGAGCAATCAGTAATGTCAGTTATGACAAGTGATAGTTCGCCAGAAATAGCCGAAGAAAGTTTTGAAGTAAAAAAAGAATTTGATTGGAAAGGAACAATTTCCTGGATGGTTGGTATTACTCAATCATTTTTAATAATATTATTAACAATTAAAAAAGTATTTGGTAAAGGAGCATAATAATGAGATTAGTAGAATTTTTGCCATTGATAACAGAAGGCGTGAATGACCCAGGCATTTTTAAGGCAATATTTATGGGCGGCGGACCTGGTTGTTTTGATGAAGATACGCTTATTAAAACTGATATTGGATATAAAAAAATATTAGATGTAAAGTGTGGAGACTCAATATGAACAATCGACAATAATAACAATAGAGTATTGGAAAGGGTTGAAAAGATATTTTCTTATTTTGCAAAAAACGAAATGATTGAAATTATACTTGAAAATAATGAAAAAATTGTTTGCACACCAGACCATAAGATTAAATTAAAAGATGGCTCTTGGATTGAGGCACAAAATTTAACAGAAAAGAGTGATATATTGCTATATACAAAAAATAATGCAAAAGTAAAATCTGTTAATAGAATTACAAATTATAATAAGAAATATGTTTATGATTTGAAAGTATCAAATAATCATAATTATTTTGTTGGCAAGTCAGAAATAAATGTTCATAACTCGGGAAAAACTACCGTAGCAGGCGAACTTTTTGGAATACCAAGAAAACTTTCATTCTCCCCCCATGGATTAAAAGTATTTAATTCAGATAGAGAATTTGAACATATGCTTAAAAAGGCTGGAATAAGTGCCGATTTAACATCACTTAACGATGAAGAAAATTGACAAATTTATGCAACTGAAAATCCCGAATCAATTTATAGCAGGGCAAAGTTAAAGGCCGCAATAAGATACAAACATTATTTAGATGGCAGGATTGGCATGCTTATTGATATTACAGCAAGAAACAGGCAAAGGGTTTTAGGACTTAAAACCCAATTAGAAGAAATGGGATATGATACACATATGGTTTTTGTAAATACAACTTTAGAAAAAGCATTAGAACGTAATCTATTGAGGAAAAGAAAACTTAAACACGCTATGGTGAATGACATGTGGCATCAAGTGCAAGAAAACTTAGGATATTTTAAGAATTTATTTGGCGCAAATTTTTTAGAAGTTGAAAATAATGCAAAAATGGAAAGTGGTAAATTAGAATTACCGGCTAACGCTCATAAAGCAATTAATAAATGAGCGGGATCGCCAGTAAAAAATTCAATTGCAAAACAATGGATAAAAAATGCGAAGAAATACAAAGTAGACATTGGCGCAGATAAGTAATGACAAATGGAAGTGTTTGAGAAAATAGGGAAAATTCTTAGGGAAGGAAAAAACGCTAACGGAAAGTTTGCTCTAAAAAATAAAATCATCAAACATAAAATTGTTGATGAGGCCATTATACAGCGTCATTCGGAAAAGTATAAGCAGTGGCGTAAGGCTATATTTATACGTGATAAAGCGACATGTCAAAAGTGTGGTAAGCGTGGTGGTAGAATAAACGCCCATCATATTTTAGGATTTAAGAAACATAAGAAATGAAGATTTGAGATGATGAATTCAATTACACTTTGCGCAAAGTGTCATAGAAAATTTCATGACATATATGGGAAAAAAAATTTTCCTAATATAATTAAAGTTTGAAATATAGATAATAGTAATAATAAATATTTAGAATTATAAAAATAAATTTGGAGAAAATATAAATGGCTACTAAATGTAAAAATAAGAAAAAATATCATTTTACATATTATACAACAAATCTCATTAATAATAAAATATATTATGGCGTTCATAGCACTAATAATTTAAGTGATGGATATATTGGCTCAGGAAAGTTATTACAAAGGGCTATAAAAAAATATGGAAATGAAAATTTTATTCTTAAAATTGATAAATTTTTTGAAATGGCAAATGAGGCATATGAATATGAATCTATAATTGTTACTGAAAATTTTATTAAAAGAAATGACACTTATAATATTTGCGATGGCGGATGAGGTGGATGAAAACATAATGCAGGTAAGGGTTGTTATATAGATAAGTCCGGAAATAGGCATTATGTTTCTACTAAACATAAAAAAGTGATTTCTAATGAATGAGAACATATAAATAAAGGCAAAAAACTTTCAAAAGAAACTAAAAGAAAAATTTCAATTAGTAACCAGGGAAGAAAAATAAAATTTACTAAAGAGTGAAAAGAAAATTTATCTAAAGTTAGAAAGGGCAAAGTTCCTGTAAAAGATAAAAATGGAAATACCTTTTTAATGAAAGTAAACGATGAAAGACTAAAAAGCGGTGAAGTTAAAAGATTTATAAATTATTCTCGAAATCCATCGAAAGAAAGCATAGAAAAGAGAAGAAAAAAATTGATAGGAACAGCATTAGTTATTGATGACAATGGAAATAAATTTAGAATAAAAATTACAGACAAAGGCTATAAAAATAAATATAAGCCTATTGTATTGGATAGAATTCATATTTTCAATAAAGAAACATTACAGAAAAAAATGGTATACGAATATGAATGAAAAAACAAATATTCAAAAAATAAAAATTGAGCTTTGGGAAGATATTTCAAAAAAATTAATATATACAATGACAAGGTAGGTTTGCGAAAAACAATTAAAGAAAATGAATGAAATGAATATAAATCAAATGGTTGAAAATTGGGAATTGGTAAAGATAAATATAAAAAAATACATATTCATAATCCTTTAGACAAAAAAAGAAAAATGATTTATGAGTATGAATATAAAAGACATTCAAACATTGGATGAAAAATTGGTAGAGGAAAAATATAATACGGGAAAAGTAATTTCCCAGATATTAGGAAGGTGTGAGTATTAAATGAAGACCATAAATAAATTAACAGATAATATATTAAATGAATTGTCAGAAGATGTAAGTGCATTATTAACTGAGGACCCAGATGTTGTAAAATTAATTGACGGGAAAAGGCTTACGTGAACTAGCAAGGATGCGGTAGCATTTATGTATATTGATAAAGTATTATATATTTCAAATGATTTCGAAACACATACAGACATACTTGATAAATACATTACGCAAAACGATGCAGATTTCCCAACAATTTTCTTAAATTTTGGTGGAAGAACTGCCGACAATTGCCCAGGTAGATTATGGAAGAATAGTAAAATTATATCATTATGAGTATATCCCGATAAAAGTAAATTTAAGCAACTTATCAAAGACTTAAACAAACAAAAAGATATTCACATAGATAATACATGGATGATTGAGATTAATAAATACAAAGTTAAACCAAGCCAAGTAAAGCCAAATTGAAAATATGATTATTCTGGCAACCTAATTGTGCCGATTAATGATTATATAAGGGGCGATGAAAGAAAGATGTCAGACAAAGCAAAGCAACATATGTTATCTCCTTTACTTAAAACTGGCAACACTATATGGAAAAGAAATAGAAAATTGTCGAAAGGAATGTCCGATGCCGAATATAATGCTAAGAAAACAAGATACAAATATACTGAAGATATAATAACCGAAAACCCCGACAGAATGAATGCTGAAGAAAAAGAGCTAAAATGGAATAGTAATGACGCAAGGTCATTTGGATGATATAATGGTTATTTGTCAGTTGGTCCAGATGGTGACACATTTCACAGTCATTTACGAAATTATTTGCCAGATGAAGTTCAGGATGGGTTTACCATGCATACTCATTTATATAGAGAAGATTATACCTATGCAGGTCGTCTTTGGCTTAAAAGAAAAGTGATTTCATTTTGGTCATATCCAGACCAAAGTAAGTATGTTAAATTAATGAAACAATTAGGCAACCACAAGTATGTTAAGCAAAATTTACTTGGTAAAGATTGAAAAATTGAAATAGTTCCAGGAAAAGATGGCAAACCAATACAATATGATGGTGACTGGACAAACAGAAATAAGAATATTATATTAATTCCAACAAAAGATTATACTGGTAGCAATGCGAGAACAACAAAAGAGTTATCAAAATTGCATACGCTGTCACCTTTGTTTAAAAAAGGCACTATAAACCCTAAAGCTTTAAAACATATGAAATTACCAAAAGGAATGAGTGAAGTAGAAGCAAGATACCTAATGACTAAATATAAATTTCAAGAAAGTGTATTGAAAGAAACACCTGATGAGATAAAATCAACAAGCGGTACGCCTTCAGTTAATTGGAAAACAACTGAGGCTTATCCATTCGGATGGTCAATTAATCATGGATTTCTTTGGATAGGGCAAGCCGGGAGCAACCATGATTACGGAGATACTTCGTGAAATGGCAAGGGATGATTAGGTTTAAAAGCACAATACCCAAAGAAAAAAATTACTCGGGACAATTATTCATCTTCTGGCAGAATGTGAATTAAAACAAAAATAATTTCATTCTGAGATTACCCAAGTGAAAAATTATTACCAAAATTAATTAAAGATTTAGAAAAAAATCGTGGAATTAAAATATGAAATAATGGATGAAAGATTGAATTACCTACATGAGAAGGCGACAAACCTAATTTAATTCCATTAGAATATTTTGGAAGAGAAAATGAGTATTATGAAAAAAAATGAAGTGCCAAAGCAAGACGAAAAATTCATTTAGACCCAGAATTAAAAAAGTTAGTTATTGGCAAGCCTGTAAGCACAAAGAAACTTCCCAAAGGAATGTCTCAAGCAGAATACAATTGGCTTAGAACAAAATATAAATATCAAGAAGGATTTGAAGTATCAGATGAAGAATTAAGTGAGATTGTATTAAATGAAAACCCAGATTATGTAACTAACCAAGCCTCGTTTACAGATTCAGACGGAAGAGCTTTTGGATGACTTTATGGCGAATTACTTGTTGGCAAAGGCAGAAGTGAAAGCCACGATGATTTGACGCCGGACTCCAAAGATGGTAGGGTTGCTATGGCCTATTCCGGCCGTATATGAATAAATAAAAAAGTCATTTCATTTTGGAAATACCCACCAATAAACAAATTTAATAAATTAATGAAAGAATTAGGCAACCATAAATATATTAAAAAAAATATATTAGGCAAAGATTGGGAGGTTGAAATACTTCCATTGCCAAACGGCAAACCTGGAATATTTGATGATATACATTGAAATAAATATGGCGTCTTGATTCCAACAAAAGATTATGCAGGAAGTAGTAAAAGAACAAAATCAGAATTAGCGAAATTGCACATACTATCGCCATTATTTAAAAAAGGTGGTGGCGGGTGGTCTAAGAACACAAAACTTCCTAAAGGTATGAGTACCGCAGAAGCAAAATACTTAATGACTAAATATAAATTCCAAGAAGCATTAGAAATATCAGATAAAGAATTAGATAAATTCACATTAATAGAACATCCTGATGAAGTTAAATATAAAGGTGGTATATTACATTCCGGAACGTCAGAAACAATTTCGTTTGGTATTGATGGAAATGGTTTGCAAAATTGAACCGTATGGGTTTCGAAACCAGGTAAGCCACATGATCGATCGTATAAGTACGGTGGTCGCATTTGAAGAAAACATAAAGTAATATCATTTTGAAATTATCCAAAAACAAAGGATGAGTTGTGAGATATGCTTAGATTAGTTGGTGCAAAACTTAAAATAGATTTTGAGAAAGACAAATCTTGGCAAATTGAAATATACAGCAAATCTATTTCAGGCACGTTAGGGTCTAGCGGCTTGGGTGATCATCCAGACGCAAAATTAGTTCCACTATCTTCATTTAAAAAAAGTGAGAGCGCACCGTTATTAAAAAAACTAGCACATATTAAAGGTAGAAGAGAGTTTTCAAGCGACCCAGCTTGAATAAAAACGTTAAAACTTCCCAAAGGAATGACAACTGCTGAGTATAAATGGTTAATGACTAAATATAAATTTCAAGAAAGCAATAAATTGAGCGAAAATCAGATAAAAAATATAATTAATGACTATTTATTTAAAGAAGACGCTGTTGGATTAATGGATACATTTTTAGATGATTTAGGCGAAGGCAAGGAATTGTTAAAAGAAGTAACGGCAAGCCCAATTAATGGAACCGATGCAGATGATGGCCCCGCAACTTGGTATGTCAATTATAGGCATTATTCCAAAGAAGTAAAAAAGGTAGCAGAGAAGGGCGGTATGAAAATAATTGATTATTTAGTAACTGGTGTTGCCAAAAATTATAAGAATTCTGATGATTATGGGGATGCGATTGCAAATACGTTCTTCCCAGCAGGCGTGCCAGGCAAAGCAACTCCAACAAGTTGCGTAGACTGGAAAGGCACAAAGGCGTACAATGCTTGGAGAAAATGAATTAAGAATGTTGCTCTTATAACTGGATTTACATTTGTACATAAAATTGATACTGAAGAAAAGAAAAGAGCGATAGATACAACGAAAACTATTAAGGGTACGGAAGACGGAATTCAAGGTGGTAAGGAAACGAAACCTTTAGAGGAACGTGTTGTTGATGAGTTATTAGAAATAGAAGGATTACAATTAAAATAGGAGAAACTTTATGGTTACACCAGAAGGTGAAGTGATGAGAGGATTAGAAGAATTTGTTGGTGGTGGATATAAAAGCGAAGACGCTTACATGGCATCAAAGATTTATCAACAAGCACAAACAAGTTTATACAAATTGGCTGATAAACTAAACATTTGTGGCAATAATAAAAACGCACAAAGCATTGTTGAATTATCGGAAAGTCTTAAAGAGATTTATAAGAATGTTGATTTCACAGATTTAGATTGCAGAAAGGAATAGTAATGAATAAAAAAGATTTTCGCAAATTTGTAATAGAAGAGGTGAGAAATATTATGGCAGGAAAAATAAAAAAAACTAAATTTTCATCATTTAAGGATGATTTTGATGTTTTCCCAAAACGTGATAAACTTGTAGTGTGAAAGCAAAATAAAAATGTAGAAATAGATAAAGGCTCAATTAAGTATTTAATAATGAGCTTAGATACAATTACAAAGACAGAAACTAAATCGGTAGCTGGGAAAGTAAAATTAAGCGATTACGACTCAAAGAAACGTACGATAAAATATAATGGCGTGACGATTTCAGTAGATGTTGTTAGGCAATTAGAAAGAGTGTGGATTAATCACTTCGGTGAATATTAAGGAGATTGTAATGAATGTTAAATTTATTGAATTGGTAGATAATTTTTTATTTGAGTTTAAGGATGATTTAAAAAAGCAATGTTTGGTATTGATGGGTTTACCAGCATCAGGGAAAAGTACGTTTATTAATAATGATTTACACAAAATATTGCCAGCCTTTAAAAGGTATAAGGTAATAAACTCAGATAACCAAGTTAGAAGACTACAATATCAAACAGCGGTTGATCACTTTGCTTGGCTAAAGAAAAACGTTAAAGATAAGATTGATATATTAAAGTTTAAAGCTGATACGACGTATGTTGATAATAAATTCAAGGAGCGTGTTATACCAATAACTTACGAATGGTGGATGGCAAACGAAAGTAAAGGTATTAAAAATTATTTTAAAGTATTTTATAAACTTTTTTATGCAACGTATTTCGATATTAGAGATTTAGCGAAAGTAATTGATAAGCAATTATGACAAACAAAAGTTATAGAAGCGGGTAATATTTTAATAATTGATACAGTTGCGGCCAAACATAAAAAAATATTAGACAGATTAACAGACGCCAAAGCGGAAGGATTTAATACTACAATTGTTTATTTAGAGATAACTCCAGAGCTATGCATTGAAAGAGATAAGTTTAGAGAAAATATGGAAGGTAGGGGCGTAAGTGCCAGCGTAATAAATGGCTATGCAAAAAATATGGGCACAGCCTATTCGGCATACCAAAGCGAAGGAACAAGCCAGGATAGTGTTGTTGATAGATTAATGAAATTTGAATGGAAACCTACTGGCAATTCTGTAATTAAAGGTACATGAAGTAAAATAGAAGATAACAGATATGCATTAAAGAAAAAAACATTAGGTTTGAAAAATACTAAAGAAAGAGGTTAGCAATGAGAAGAACAAATACACAGGTAATACAAAATATATTAGATGATGGTCATAAAAAATCAACATCATATTTCATGGGCGCAACGAAATCAAAAGATGAAAAGCTTGCTGACATCAGAAGAGATAAAAAAGAAGGCGACGTTTGGGAAGAATTCGGTACCGAAATGACAAAGCATCGTGGCGGATATATGAGTACGAAATCAAAGATATTGCAAGAGATAAGAGATGAAAATAAAATGCCATTAGTATGCCCTGAATGTGGCAAGGTAATGAAAAAATATTATGACAAAAAGCCATGAAACATGGAAGGAAAATGTTCAGATTGTATGATTGAAGAAGAAGGCAAGATGAGAATAAAAGGTACGTGAAAAGCTCATGTTGAGAAAAAACTTCGTGCAAATGCTTTGTCTCAAATTAGAGATAATAAAAAAATGTTAGAAGAGCAATTAGAAAACTTATCAAAAAGTTTTCAAGTTGTTGGTAATGAAACTGGTGAGTTAGAAACTTGAAGTGTATCCCAAACTACCGTTGAAAATAAACGTAAAATACTTGAGGGTAATATTGCACAATTAAATATTATAGAAAAGAAACTTAACGACGAAGAAAAGGAATCAGAGAATAATGAATAATAACGATGTAAGAAATATTCTTAAAGAAGAAATTATTTTAGCCGAAGGTACTGGCGAATTATTAAAAATGTTTAAAAATTTAGCGAAACAACCAATAAATAAAGTTGTTTCAATGATACGCAAAGGTTGAGCGGACTTTAAAAAAGAAATAACGAGTTCTGGCAACGAAGAGCTTGCATTGACAATTATCAATAAGAAATTTCATACCAATTATAAAAGTTTAAGTGAAATTGATAAACTTCAGCAAATGAAAGAAGACATTCAACCTTTAACCGAAGACTTTAAGCACTATGTAATGTCATTAAAAGACACGGTATACACATCATCATTAGTTATGGGTATGCTTTCTGTTTGATTGGAATTTGCAAAACTTTTAAATGGCAAAGCAATGAATTATAAAAATTTAGCATTTTTTGGAACACTATGGCTAATACTGGCATCATCAAAGTATTATGGCGAATGAAAAAATTGGAAGAAAGCACAAAAACAAGGAGAATAAGAATATGGACAAAAACAAAAAATGAACGAGCAAAAAAGTTATTACAGTTGCAGTATTATATGCAATTGGATTATTTTTCATCTTGACAAATAGAGCATCATTTCCGGAATGGTCAAGTTATGCAATGTGATTATATGGAATTTATGCCTTAGGTAATGTAGGAGCAAAGGTAACACAATCATTAAAAGATGGCGTTGTAATTGATATTGGACTTAGTAGAAAGCTTATTGGGTTTGCTGTATTACTTGCTACAGCAATAGGACTTATGTTTCTTAAGAAAGAAGGAATTTACGTTGTAACATTTACAATGTTAGCGACATTTATACAAAATATATTTTTCATTTATGTTGGTGGTAATGTTGGCGACAAACTTGCAGGTGTATCGGGAAAACTTTTAAAAGTAAAACCAGATATTAAAGACAAAGACAAAGTTTAATTAAAAAATATTTTAGGAGATAGTAAATGTTAAAGAAATCAGAAGTTAGAGTAATGATTAAAGAAATGATTAAAGAAGAAACCATTGCCTATGGCCCAGATAACCTTGGACATACTAAATTAAACTGATACGATAAATCGCTTGATGATTTTATTAAAGATGAATTAGGGGAGGACGTTATGCATGAGGGACTTACGAGTATATCATTCGCAATAGCAGGGAAGGCTTATAAAAATGATGCATTAAAAATTGCTAAACAATTAATTAAAGATTATAGAATTAGAAAGTTTAATAACAGAGCCAAAGATGAGTTAGTAAAGCAATTAAAGCCCAAATGGGAAAAAGGTAAAACTAAAGTCATTCTGAATGTTGATGATATTTTAAAACAACAAGAATTGGGAACATTTTAATGACAAAAGAAGGGCGTGCTAAATTATTGAAAAAGGCGAAAGAACGCCCGAACCTTGTTAAAACGTATATGAAGTTACTTAAAGAAAACATACTTCGGAAAACGCACTTGCCTTGATTAGAGACGCATTTTTTTTAGGAGTAATAAGTATGATTAATGATAAAGAATTAAACGAAATGAAAGATATTATTTTTGAAGGCAAATATAATGGAAAAGTATTGGTGCCGTTAACCATAGCACTGACACAAACTGACGAAGATAGGCGAAAGGCAAAGGAATACATTAAGCAAAATAATCTTGAGAATACTACACCAGGTAGAGCGTTTGCTACCGCCGAAAAGCATTTCAGTCAGGCTAGTCATTATTATATGCAAGCAAAAAAGTTATTGGATAAATTGAGGTAATTATGAAAATACAAGCAAAAACTTTGATTCGAATATTGATAGGTATCGTTATAGTTGCGGCAATTATAATATTATTGCCACAATCAAATATTAATAGTTTGTTAATAAAGAAAAAGAAAAAACAAGTTAAAGAAATTAAGAAAGAAATAAAAAAGCTTGAAGAACAAAAGGAAAACAATGAGGGCGATATAGACGAAACTAACAAAAGTATTGTTGAGTTAGAAAAAGAGCTTAAAGAAATTAAACCAAAAGTCGATACAACTGACATCGACGAAACGATAGATTTTTTAAAAGAGTTTATCAATGGGAAATAAATATAATGAACACATTAAAATTTAAATCATTACTTTTCGAAGGCTCTACAAATCAATATTACAGAGCCTTAATGAAGTATGTTGGCAATAATGTTCGCTTAAAGCCGAAAGGTCATTACGAAGAAACAGATGAAGACGGAAACTTAGTGTTTACCACAGGCAACGTTATAGCTCAAAGCGAAAAGAAAGAGCTTTCTGCCTCGAAATATATTGGTGGCGCAATGTTAGGAGCGTATTCTGCCTTGGCTTATATGGCTGGCGAAAATCCAATTGGCAGGGATATATATATTTATACAATTCCTAACAAACCAGACAAAGATTTGTCACATTTAACTTCAGATGATTTTGAATTTTTACAAGAAGTGAGATATACCAAACCAGTTTTGGCAAAATTTTTTAAGAAAATTAAAATAACAAAAACGATGGATAGAATTTTTGATAATTTTTATAATTTTATAAGTGGCGACGATTCATTTTGGAATGAATTGCCAGAAAATGAAAAAAGCGAAGTTAAAAACCTATCTAAATTTTTAAAGAAAATAAAATAAAGGATGATAATATGAAAAAATCAGAAATAAGAATAATGGTCAAGGAAGAGGTAATAAGGGAAAGTTTTGCAGACAATATAACATCTGCATTGAGTGATAAAGATTTTTATAACTTATTAGATAATGAAATGATAAAAAGTGTTATAACCGTCATTGAAGAGAATGTTGATAATCTTATTAAGCACAAAGGCGTAGAGGCGGATAGAGATGAGGCCTCTAGGTTAGTAAATGATATATTTAGAAATTATGTGAAACATTTAACGAAGAAGGCGAAAAGAACAAGATTTTTCGGTAAATTCAAATTCAAAAATTTATCAAAGAAATAAAGGATAGCAATATGAAAAAGATTATGCCAGTATTATTAATTTTATGCTTAACATTTCCAATATTTGCACAGGAAATTATGACAGTAATAGATAGCACATCAAAAGAATTTTATCCGTTGTCCAAAGAAGAATTAAAAACCTTGGCTGTAAAAGTTGATAGCTTACAGCAAGCAAATGAAATAAAAGATGAGTTAATAGGTCAATTCAAAATACAAATAGAGAATTATGAAACCTTGGTCATTACAGATTCCTTAATTTTGTCTTACAAAGATAGACAAATTAAAACATTGAACGAAATAAATAAATTACAAAAACCAAAATGATGAGAAAAATATGAAAAATGAGCGTATTATATATTCGGTGCAGGAAGTATTATTTTAGGTTCGTGAGTTGCTAGTAACGTTGTAGGGGGGTAATTGTGAGTACACCAACAGAAGAGCAAATTAAAATAATGGAAATGCGAAAGCTTATTAAAAAAGAAATGAGCAGATGCGCAAGAGACCCAGCATATTTTATGATAAAATATTGCAAAATTCAACATCCATTAAAAGGTTTAATAAAATTTGATTTGTTTGATTATCAAGAGAAAGCAATCCAAGAGTTTTTAAAATACCGATATAACATTATTTTAAAAGCAAGGCAGTTAGGCATCTCAACTTTAACTTCGGCTTATGCGACATGACTATTAATGTTCCATGATAACAAAACAGTATTGATTATAGCAAATAAAGCAAAAGTTGCCAATAGTATGATTAATAAAATATCAACTATTTACAAAAACTTACCGAGATGATTGCAAAAAATTGTGCAAAATGAAAACGGTAAATTACCAGTAGATAGTAAAACAAAACTTACATTCATAAATGGCTCAACTGTTGAAGCTACATCTGCAACCGATGACGCTGGTCGTTCTGATGCATTATCATTATTAATTTGGGATGAGTGTGCGATTGTAAAAGAAAATTTAGCAAGGGAGATTTGGACAGCCGCAAGCAACACATTGGCAACTGGTGGTGATTGTATTATTTTATCAACTCCCAAAGGTGTTGGTAATCAATTTCACGATTTATGAGTTGATGCTGAATCAGGCGATAATGAGTTCCATACCATTAGATTGCCATGAAGCGTACACCCGGAAAGAGATCAAATTTACAGAGACAATGAAGATAAGAAATTAGGCAAGAAGAGGGCGTCTCAAGAGAATGATTGTTCTTTCCTTACTTCTGGTGATTCAGTAATTGATTTGGAAATAATAGAAGCACATAGAAAAAAGAATGCATGTGACCCAATAGAAAAAAGATATGCCGGAAAATTCTGAATATGAAAATATCCCGAAGCAAATCATAAGTATATAGTTTCTGTTGACGTTTCACGTGGTGACTCAGAAGACAAGTCAGCATTTCATATTTGAGATATAGAAACACTCGAACAAGTTGGCGAGTATGTTGGGTTAATTGACCCGTACGACTTAGGAACTTGGACAGTAAACGTAGCACTCGAATACAATAGTGCTTTATTAGTAATAGAAAATAACGGGCTTGGGTATGCGGCCATAGAGGGCGCATTACATAGAAGATATGGCAATTTATATTATTCTGGCAAAGCAGGAACAAAAGCTGATATTGGCAAACGAGTAAAAAATTTATTAAAATCAAATGATGATAAAGTTCCAGGATTTAGTAATACAATGATAACAAGACCATTAATGATAAATAAAATGGAAAGATTTTTTAGAGAAGAGGCTGTCATAGTACACTCAAATAGATTATTAAATGAGTTATTAACTTTTATATATAAAAAGGGTGGCAAAGCAGAAGCCATTAGTGGTAAGCGAGACGACTTAACATTGTCAGCGGCAATAGGATTGTACGTAAGAGATACGGCAATTACTTTATTACAAGAAAGTGTTAAATCAACGAAAAGAATGTTAAAATATACAGGCAAATTAACTTCAAAGCAAATGTATAATGACAATGATAATGACGACCCATGGAAAGCGTCAGTAAGTGGGCAAGTAATGAATTTAAGAGAATTCTTATAAAAGGAAGGCTAAAATATGGCACAAGAAACAAGTAATTTTTATAGAGGGTTGAGAAGATTATTCTCTAATAACGTGATTGTAAGATACGTTGGTAAGAAAAAAGTAAAAGTTGTAGATGCGGACGGATTTCAAATGCGTCATGGTGAATCTGGTAAATATTCTCGTATGAAAACATACGCAAAATTAGAAGAAGCGAGTGGAGCAATTCAAGGTTCTATTGATCATCAAATGCTATATAATGATTATATGCAAATGGATAGAGACCCGATATTGTCATCGGCACTTGATCTTTACGCAGAAGAATCAACTACAAGAGATGAGTTCGAGGATATCTTATCTATTACGACTGATAATAAAAATATAGAAGATATATTACAAAATTTATTTTATGACATTTTGAATATCCCATTTAATTTATGAGGCTGAATCAGAAATATGGCTAAATTCGGAGATTGTTATTTATATTTAGAACTTCATAAAGATTTGGGCATTATTAACATTAAAATATTATCGCCGTATGAAGTCGAAAGACTTGAAGGCGTTGACGAAGACAATCCATACTTAGTACAATTTGTTATAGCTGGTGATAAAAAAGATATGTTAGAAGAATTTCAAGTAGCTCACTTTAGATTGTTAGGCGATGTATTTCACTTCCCATATGGTCGAAGTATGCTTGAAGGTGGTAGGAAGATATGGCAACAATTAACACTTATGGAAGATGCTATGCTTATTCACAGAATAACAAGAGCACCTGAAAAAAGAATTATAAAAATAGATGTTGGCGCATTAGCACCTGACGAGATTGACGACCATATGGAAAACATCATGAATGGTATGAGAAGGACTCCATTTATAGACCAAGCAACTGGAGAATATAACCTTAAATATAATATGATGAATATTAACGAAGATTTTTTCTTCCCAGTTCGTGGTGGCGACACTGGGACTGAAATCGATACATTAAGTGGAATGGAATACGCAATTATTGACGACATCGAATACTTACAAAGAAAATTATTTGCATCATTAAGAATACCTAAAGCGTTCTTAACTTTCGAAGAGGGAATTGGATGTGTTGTTCCTGAAACAGAAATTAAATTAATTAATGATGAAGTAAAAACAGTTAAAGAATTAATCGAAGATTATGAAGGTGGAATTAAAAATTATGTATATTCAATTAATGAAGAAAAAGAAATTGTTCCTGGCGAAATATCTTGGGCCGGATATACAAAGAAAAACGCTAATTTAGTTAGAGTTAATTTAGATAATAGTAAATATATTGATTGCACTCCAGATCATGAATTCTTAACAAGAAATGGCGAGTGAGTTGAGGCACAAAATTTAATAGAAAATCAATCATTAATGCCTTTATATTTGGATAAAACAAAATACGGATATACTACCGTTTACCAACCAAATACGGGCAAATATAAAGAAGTACATAGACTTGTTCCAGAACATTATGGAAACGTTATTAAAGGTTCAGACATGGCAATTCATCATTGTGATTTTAATAAAAAAAATAACATTGCATGGCCGAAATTTATAAGAAATAAAAATATTAAAAACCATAAAGTAATTAGCATAGAATTTCTTAATGAACAAAGAGATACATGCGATATTACAATTGAAAAATATCATAATTTTGCAACAAATGCTGGCGTAATCATACATAATTCAAAAGCCACACTTGCCGCCGAAGATTTAAGATTTGCGAGAACAATTGAAAGAATACAAAGTATTATTGTTTCTGAATTAACAAAGATTGCGATTATTCACCTTTATTCTCAGGGATATAAAAATAAAGATTTATTAGATTTTGAATTAAGTTTAACAAATCCTTCAGTAATACATGAAGAGATGAAAATTGAATTATGGAATGCCAAAGTATCATTGGCAAATGATATGATGGATACAAACCTATTAAGTAGTGATTTTGTATATGAGCAAATTTTTAAATTAAATGATATTGATTCCGATAAAGAACGTGCTGGCGTTATCAAAGATAAAAAACGAATGTTTAGAATGGAAACCATTGCAAATAATGGAACGGATCCGGCAGATGCAAAGTCAGAACCAGAAGGTGGAGATAATGAGGATGATGGTTTTAGTTGGGACGGTGACGATGATGATGTTGAAGAGAATGTTAGTTCGAGCAGTGACGATAACAGAAAAGCAAAGAAAAGTAAAATTGATACGACGTTGGGAGTAGATGATATGAAAGACGCACATAAATATGACAAAGATGTAATTTCTCACAAGTATAAAGGTGGCAGTGCTTTATCATTAGAGGGAACCGTAGCTGACGTATTTGGGGAAGACGATGAGAAAATTGAAAAGAATCAAGCATTAACTGAAAAGAGAATTAAGGATAAATTTGGTTTCTTGGAAAGACTTGAAGCGACCTTAACTTATGCAAAAGAAGAAAGTGAGAAAGCCTTAATAAAAGAGGTTTTAAAAAGCGAAAAAGATAAAATAATGTTAAAATAATTGAAGAAAATTATATTTATATTAAATAGCACAAATTAAAAGAATAATTTGTAAGAATAAAAATTGATAATGATAATAATATTATCAAGGAGAAAAAATATGCGTAATCTAAAGCATTTAAAATTGCGAAATACATCAATAATATACGAGACATTGTTAAGACAAATAACGATAGACGCCCTTGAAGGACGTACTAATTCCCCAGTCTTCGATATATTGAAAGAGTATTTTAATAAGGGTAAATTATTATCCGAAGAATTAGGGTTATACAATAGTATTGTTGAATACAAAACTGACAAAAAAGATAAAATGGAATATTTTTTAAAAACAGTTATTCAAATGCGTAAGCGATTAAACGAATCGGCATTGGCGCAGGAGAAATATAACGTTATTAAAGAAATTAAAAAACATTATAATCTTAATACGTTGTTTAACTCGAAAGTTGGAAATTATAAAATATTGGCGTCAATATATAGATTATTTGAAGCTGAATTACATCCAACTCAAAATTACAACCCAACTGCAATCGTTCAAACTAAATATACAATCATTGAGCATATTACTAATCCAATTCAAAAGATAGACAAAACAAAAATCGATTTAATTGTTGAAAAGTACAAACAACAAGCTAAAGAAATAAGAGTTGTTGCTTACAATATGTTAATTGAAAAGTTCAATCAAAAGTATAGTTCCCTTAGTGATAACCAACGTTGTTTGTTAAAAAAATATATTGATAGTATGTCAAATGTGACCGCACTAAAAGAGTATGTTGGTAGTGAAGTTCCAAGAGTATCAAAACTTTTAACAAGCTACATTCCTAAAATTGAATCTGAAATTATTAAAATTAAACTTACAGAGCTTTTGAAACATACAGAAAGTCTCAAGAAAGGTAACAGAGTTAAAGATTCTCAAATTACAAATTTGATGAAGTTATACGAATTGGAAAGTGAAATTTCCCAGACGCTAAATGAGGATGGTGAGTAAATTATGAAAAAATTAGAAATTAGGCAAATGATACAGGAAGAGTTAGCAAAACTAAACGAAGCTCAAAAATATCCTACTCAAGATGAAGCCGAAGCAATGAGTGACTGGTACATGGCAATGAATAACGTATATATTGGCGCCGGGGGAAAAAAAGTAAGAGCCGCATTTGAAAAGGCTGACGATATTAGAATCAAATTACACACAGAAATTTTTGGTGATAAGTCTCCATGAGCATTAACAAGAAAAGGGAATAAATCAGAAGTAGTTTGAGACAAACATAAGGCTGAAAGGTTAGGAATATAATTATGAAGAAATCAGAAATTAAGCAAATGATACAGGAAGAGTTAGCAAAAGTAATGCAAGAGAAATCTCCACAAATGAAAGCCAATAAAGGCGGCCAATATATTTCGGACATTATCAAGAAAATTGGAACAATTGATTCTCATGCTGGCATAGATAAAAGCAATAAAAATTACAAAGAATTGATATCTAAAATGAAAGCCGCAATTAAAGCATTACAAAGAGCAAAATCCCTTTTGAGACCATAATTATGAAGAAATCAGAAATAAATGAAATAAAGGTGATATAATGAAAAGTTTTTTAAGAGAAGTTAGTACAACAGGAGATATTGCTGGATATGAAACTCCATATGCATTTTCAACCAAAGGTCCAAATTCAAAGCGCTTAAAAGATATTCGCAAATGATGTAAGATTTTTGGGTGAGAAGCCGCAAAAGGTGCTAGTCTTAATGAAGAATTTGAACCAGAAGATTATAGGAAAATTAAAGAATTAATTAGGACAGAAATGGCTTTAATTATGTTTGATTTATTTAAAAAAAGAAAAGCTTGAATGTAATAGGAGACATACAGATGAAAAAATCAGAAATACGAACAATGATAAAAGAAGAGATGATTAAAGAAGGTATGGACTACGGTTTGAAATATGGCATTAGAGATAAAGTAAGAAGTGCTATTAATGACATTACAGCAAATATGGAATTCTATTATAGCGAAGATGATGAAATGGATTACAAACAGGCTCACAAAAAAGCAATTGAAGCATATAAAAAATGAGCAAAGGCAGTCTTTGAACAATTAAAAAAATTAAAAGAAGAAACAAGGTCAGGCTCAAACATATACGATGTAACTTTTAAGAAAAATAAAAAATAATATGTTTAGTTTTATTAAACTTTTAACAGAATTGCAAAGTGACTATGGTGCTGGAATTACTTTCGTAGATATTGACGAAACAACATTTCATACCAAAGCAAAAATAGATGTGGTGGATGATGATACTGGGAAAATAGTTAAGAAACTTAATAATCAAGAGTATAATACCTTTAAGTTAAAAAAAGGATATCGTTATGGCTATAGTGAGTTTAGAGATGCGAAATTATTTAAGAATACTGCAATTCCTATAATGCCAGTTATTAAAAGAGTTAAGCAAATGTTTAAAAGAATTGGTAATGGTGATTCTAAAATTGTATTTTTAACAGCACGTGCTGAGTTTGATAATCCAGATATTTTTATTAGTACGTTTAGACAATATGGGATACCGATTGACAAAATAGACGTGCAATTGGCGGGCAACCTTGCAACTGGAACGGTTGCGAGCGCAAAGAAGAAAATCATAACTCAGTATTTAACAACTGGGCTATATAGACGTGTTAGAATGCTTGATGATGATATGGGAAACATAAATATGTTTATCGATTATAGTAACAATGTACCAAAAGCAATAGTCAATAAAGTAAAAAAAAGATATAAGATTGTTGGGGACGAAAAAATTCCACCAATTCAATTTTTTGCATTACTCGTAAACCAAAATGGCAGTTTAAAAAGAATACAATAGGGAAAATATAAAAATGAAAAAATCAGAAGTTAGAAAAATGATAAGAGAAAAAGTTAAAAAATTAAGAGAAGAGCCAGACACTTATGTATCAAAAACATCAAATGGCTTTACTTTAATTCACAAAGGTATGCCAGTAATGTCATCAGATAGAACGATGAATGATGTAAAAAAAATGGCAAAAAAAATGAAATTAAAAATTGGTCCCAAATTATGAAACAATGGCAAATGAGAAACCATTAAGGAAGGCAAACAAATGAAAAAATCAGAAATACGAACAATGATAAGAGAAGAAGTTAAAAAATTAAGAGAAAAAAAAATCCAAGAAGCGCAACGTAATTTTAGTGTATTAGTAAGACCATCAAAAGCTAAAAATGCAAAAAGTGCACTTGATAAATCAGAAGATAAATTGGATTATGAATTATATGGAAGCGTATTCATGTTCAAAACAAAAGACGATGCACAAGAAGCGCTATATATATTCAGAAAAAGCAATATTTATTAATTAAGTATAAATTTATTTAGGAGAAACATAAGATGAAAATGAAAAAATCAGAAGTTAGAGATATGATTAAAGAAGAAGTCCAAGCACTTAGAGAAGCTGATTATAAAGAATTAGTTAAGATGGTTAAGGATTTGGAATCCAAACTTAAAAAGTATAAGATAACAGATAAAGTGAAAGCAAAAAAAGCCGAAGATGCACTAAAGCAACTTAACTCTGTATTAAACACAATATAAATAGGAGATATAAAATGAAAAAGTTATTAATAAAATTTAAGTGGGTATTGTTAGCAATTGTAGTATTGGGGCTTTACTTATCAATCGCTTTTGGTGGCGTTATTGATTTTACAGCAATATAAAAATAGGAGACACAAAATGAAAATGAAAAAATCAGAAGTTAGAAAAATGATCAAAGAAGAGTTACTTAAAGAAGGCGGACTTGATTCAAAAATACAAAGTGAATTTCATGACTTGATTCAGCAAGAGTGAACAAAAAGAAAGTTTTCTGGAAAAGATGCAAATGCTGATAAATTATTCGATGCGTTTAAAAAAAGTTTTTGGGTATATTTCAAAAAGATAAAATAAATATAATATAAAAATAGGAGAAAATATTATGAGAATAAGAGTAAAAGAAGTACGTGAGTGGATGAAATCACTTGATGAAAATAAATGGCGTAAGACATATAATGTTGATGCCAGAAGAGTTGCGCATTTCGCCAAAAATATGATGGAAGGTTCTGAACTTGTATTGCCAACCTCTTTACAAAGAAAGGTTGAAGGATACGAATATAAGAGAGAAAAGAAAATGGCAAAAGAATATGTAAGAGTTTTTAAGAAAAGACTTAAAGAACAAAAACAAGAAGAAGCATTACAAGAATCAATTAAAGTTATAATCGGCGAAGAAATTCAAAAATTAAATGAAACGTTAAGTGAAATTGATGCTCCCGAAATGGCGAAGGTTGCCAAAAAGTATGGGTTCAAAATTAAATTAGATTCAAAAAGAAAAGTGAACGATTCCTATATTTGAGATTTTGATGTATTGAACAATAACATTACCAGAATTAAAATTTCAAATGCAGGCGGAAAAGCTGATACAGCAAATGTTTATTCTGGGAAAAGTACGAAAAATGGAATAATATTTAAAGATTATAAAGATTTATTCTCACAAATGAAAGAACTTAAAGAATCGACAAAAAATAAAGTTAGAGCAATGATTAAAGAAATAATTAAAGAAGAAAACGAGTATCAAGAATTCTTTAAAACCGTTCTTGACAAGTTTAAAGTTAAGTCGCCTGCCGAATTAAGCGATGAAAAGAAAAAAGAGTTTTTCAATTATATTGAAAAGTTTTGGACTAAAGAAAAGGATCATAAAGAATAGAAATAAGCAGGCAAATTAGGAGAAATATAATGAATAACAAAAAGTTATTAATAGATACGATGATGTTCGAAGTTCCACATGAAGTAATAACAGAGGCAATGGGAAGAACAGACAATAGATTTATCGTTAAGGGCATTGTACAAAGAGCAGATGCATTAAATCAAAATGGTAGAATATATCCTTATGATATATTGACGAAGGAAGCGAAAAATTATACAGATTCATATATTAAAGAAAGCAGGGCGATGGGAGAATTAGATCATCCTGATTCAAGTGTGATAAACTTAAACAATGTTTCCCACAATATATTAGATTTATATTGAGAAAATAAAAATTTAATGGGAGTTATTGAAGTATTGGGAACTCCTTCTGGTAACATCTTAAAAGAATTATTTAAGTCAGGTATTAGATTGGGCATTTCGTCAAGAGGATTGGGTTCAATTAAAAACAATCAAAATGAAGACAATATGAGTGCAGACTATGTACAAGAAGACTTTGAATTAATTTGTTGAGATTTTGTCTCCAACCCTTCAACAAAAGGTGCATTTATGAAACCACTTAAAGAAGGTGTAGATTCAAACCTTGTAAAAGAAGATACTAAATGGAATAAAGTTAGCAATATAATTACAGAATTATTGCCTGAATTAAAATAATACTTAGGAGAAATACGAAATGAAAAAATCAGAAATAAGAAAAATGATTAGAGAAGAGATTAAACGATTAAACGAGGCAGTTAAATTGAAGAACGTAAAAACAAAGGACGAAGCAAGACAACAAGCAAAAGATTGGCAAAGCGACTTTTCAAACAGATCAATGAGTTGGGCCGAATTGATGAATGCGGGGACACATTTTGAAAAATTAGGGAAAAAATTTAATTTAACTAAAGAATTTGAAGAAAATGGAATAATATAAAGAGGGTCAATAATGAAAAAATCAGAAATAAGAAAAATGATTCAAGAAGAATTGTTGGAAGGAAAATCAAATTGGGAGAAGAATAGAAAAGAGGCAATAAATAATGTTGTTTCGGCATTGAAGTCGGCAAGCAAAGTTAATTATATAAGTCAGTTTGACAAAACTCAATGATTGGTTGATTTTAAAAATGGCCAAAGTGCATTAATTAAAATTGGCATATATAATGAAGATTAAAAATGAAAATAGAAATTTATAAAAGTGGAATTTTTGGAAATAGTTCAGTTAATATATTAAAATAGGAGTAAATTAAATATGAAGAAATCAGAAGTTAGACTAATGATTAGAGAAATGGTTAAGTCTGCCCGTAATGAAAACATTGATCCGAGTATAAAGAGAGCCATAAAGACACTCAAAAAGGGAGACAAGTTCACGGTTAAATCTCCTGACATTAAAGCGGACTGAATAAATATACCATTAACGTTTGTTAGTCACAACGCATTTGCTGAATGAATAGTTTGTAAGGATAAAAAAGGCAAAGAGTATAGAGTTCCGACGACAAAGATGCGTGACCAAACAATGTCTGTTGAAAAATTGAATGAAAACATTGAACTTAATGAAAGCCAAACAGACATTATGAAACTTGATTTTAAACAAGCAAGTAAAATTATTGGGCAATATGAAGCATTAAGGCGCCTCGGTCAATATAATATGTTTGATTTTCTTGCAGTTCAAAGAGTTGCTTACGAAAATAAACTTTATGATTTTGTTGCATTTACCGCCAATAACAAAAAGGCATATGCGTCAATTATAAAAAATTATAGTAAGTTAATAAAAACTATTGACAAGAAAGACATACCAAAATTAAAGAAAGTTAAAACAAGTTATTCATTGGAAGGTATTGATGAGTCAAATGTTTTTGATAAAAATCAAATAGCAATTGCGAAGAAAACATTAAAAATGTCTGATGCCGGTGCTAATGCAATGGGTGGTATGACAAAAGACGAAGCCCGTGCTATTCTTAAAAAACATAAGATAAAAATTAAAGAATGGAAAGAAGAGATAGGAAAGAAATTAGAAATTGGAAAATTCTATAGACAAACATTTAAAAATAGAGATATAGTATATTTTCTACCCAAAAAATTATATAAGAATGGAAACTATAAAGGGTTAAAATTTACTGTAGATGCTGGCAGAAAATTAAAGGGAAAGGCAAAACAAACAAGTGTTACTGATCCACTCTTATGATATAAAGTAGATAAGATGGACCCAAAAGTAAAAGCTAGATTTGGCGAGTCTATAACGAATGAAGCAAAAACTCCATATAATTTTGAATGTATGGAATGCGATCATAAATTTAGTCGCAAAACAATACCCAAAAGTATGGAAGTACGTTGCCCAAAATGCAAGAGTTATGACGTAGACCCACAAGAATTTTAAGGAGAAATAATAATGTCAGGAATTTTTAAGTACAAATATCAATTGTTGCCAGCAGACTATGAAAAATTCGTCAAGCTATACAAAGAGGATCATCCTAAAATTATCATAAAATTTGATAAAGGTGACCAAACTTATTATGCTTTTAAGAAAAAACGTAAAGAGTTAGAGTGGAAATATGATAGAGACAATTATCAATTGTATATTGACGAGCCAATTAAAAACTATTTCTTTAAGAAATTTATAAGGAAGGAAAATAAAATGAATATAAAAAAAGAAGAAATCAAAAAACTTGCTGAAGAAATCATGAATGATGATTGCTCAGTAAAAAAGAAGAAAGTTAAAAAAGTAAAAAAAGAACAATGGGACGAACTTCCAGTGAAAGAAAGATTTGCTCTTCTATCAAAGATTATTTTTGATACTAAAGATTTAACAAATATTGGTGCCGAAGTTTCTTCGCTTACAGAAAAAATAGGTGAAACAATTATTGCAGAAAGTGATGGGGATTGGTTTGATAAGCATACGCTTAAGAGGAATGCAAGTGAAATTACCAAGAAAGGTCATGAGTTTAATAAAAACGCATCCGAACTTAAAAATGTATTTGAAAGAATGCAAGCACTCTATGAAGAAATAGGAATGCTTATAGAAAGATATTTGTAGGAGAACGTAAATGATAAAATCAGAATTAAATGAAATGAAAAAGATAATGTTTGAAGCAGACCCAAAAGACAAACATTTGCACCCAAACTTAAAACTAATAAAACCATATCCAGGCATGGCTCTCAAAGCAGGCACAATCTTTAACTGAGATTATGAGTGGCCAGGATACGTTGCGAATAGGCGCCACAGTTCAGAATGAACATGAGAATATTTCAAACCTTGGATTGGTAAATTTTTTAAAGAAATTAAGAGAAAAGAAAAATAATGAGTACAAGTGCCGTTGAATTGAAAGAAGCTTACAAGCCCGATAATATACGTCTCTATTCGGTAGTAGGCTATCCAGCAATTAATCGTAAGAATGGATATTTCTGCAATCTTGACGACGTTTGGGAAGACGATATTAAGCATGGCACAAAAGAGTGAGATAAAATATACAAAAAATTAAAGCCGAAAGATAAGAAAACAGTTGATGATATACTTAGTAATATAAGCGTTAACGAAGTAGAAGATGGCGATATGTTTAGCTTTACAGACTTAGTAAAAGGCCCAAAAATATTAATATACACAGGAGTTATAAATGGAAAATAAAGATATAAAAGCAGAAATTAAGAAAGAAACGAAGACCAAAGTAGCAAACCCAGCGCCTAAGCATGTAAGAACAGTCGCAGAGGTAAAGTTAGCAATTCAAGAAACAGAGGCGTTAGACAAGCTTATTAGTGAAATAAATAAAGGTGATGTTAGTTTTTATACTCAACAAAACCCAGTAATTTTCGCTTCACCTGTAAGGCCAACTGCTATGCCGAAAGATATAAACGAAAAGGTTTTTAATTATCTTGATGAACAGCTACAAAAGAAAATAGATAAGTTAAATAAAATCATAACTGGAGAATAACATAATGAAGAAGTCCGAAATTAGAAATATGGTCAAAGAAGAGCTTTTGAAAGAAAGACCGGCTGAGGGCGAAGAAATCGTAGATAAAGTTTTTAGAGGAATTGAAAGAACTATTGGTTCAAATGCTACGAATAAAATTCTTAAATCATATAGTGTTGATTTAGCTTTTGAATTTGCTCATATTATCAATAATATTAATGATGGCAAATTACTCACTGGCAAAGTATTTAACGTGTTAAGAAAGTTGAAAATAAAATAGGAGAATAACATAATGAAGAAGTCCGAAATTAGAACAATGATTAAAGAAGAAATACAAAAATTAAATGAAGCAAATTTAAGTGATAACGAATTGCATAATATTGTGAGATGAATCCCTGCCGGTTCTCTTGTGGTATCTACGTTTGCGGGCAAAAACTTGAAAATAGTATTGACCGACCATGTATCAGCACCACCGTTAGTAACAAAAGATATAAAAAGTGTTGAACGCCATCAAAATAAAGCAGTAGAAAATTTTATAGACGAAGCCAAGAAATTTATCAATATTAGCAAGTCAAGTATCCATCCGTATATTCATATGAAGGGAGAAAAGGGTAGAATTTTATTTACCTCAGAATTTTCTCTTGATGTTAAAACGAAACCAGAACTTCAAAAGTTAGAACAATTAGTTAAAGACTTAAAGTTTTACAATAAATTAAAAGGATAATAATTATGAAAAAATCAGAATTAAGAACTTACATTAAAGAAGAACTACAAAGATTATTTGAGATTAAATATACGCAAACTAACAATTTACGTATATGGTTGTCGCCAGATAAGAAAACAATATATTTGGATAATGTTTCGCCCGCAAGCACACCGCAACCAATTTGGCCACTTATTAAAGCATTTCAAAAAAACTTTGGCAATTTAATGGTTGTAAATGGTGACAATAAATGGATAAAGGGAGATGATTTGGTTGTAATAGTAAATCTTGATGATACTCCCATTAATGAGAAAAAATTAGAAAAAGTATTTAAGAAGGTGAGTGTATAATGAAAGATTTGTTAAATGAAATAACAATTGGCGGTGGCGTATGATTAAGCTCTAAAACTTTTGCAAATAAAAAGCTTATAGAATCTAGTCAAATCCACTTAAAAGGATATATTGCTGAACTTATGACTAATAGAAAAACATTATGGTTAATGCCTAATAAAGGTGCAAGAGATTGGAAAAAAGAGAAAGCATATTTGAAAAACTTTTTTAACAAAGTAAAATTTGCTAACCGTGAATTGGATTCTTTAGAGGTCACTCTTCCTCTAAAATCTGACAAAGTAGAATTGGAGCTTGTTTTGACTGGCAAGATGGAGAAATAATATGGATGCCGTTTTAAGTTTTTTAAGTTCATCAGAGTTTTGAAAGGCGATTGGTGCGTTAGCAATTATCGTTGCCGCAATTTGAAGCAACCCAATTATTAGTAATAAATTAAAAGACATTAAGCTTGATGTTAGGGATAATTTGCAAGTAATAGAAAAAAAAGTTGGTCATATTGAAGGCGAACTAATTGTTATTAAAGATGCACTTAAAGAAAACACTGAATTAACAGCAATGGTAAAAACAAGAAAAGAAACTATTGAATTACTAACCACCGTTGTAAGCGGCGCACTTGAGTATATCAATGACGTAAAATTAAGAGAATTCATTGATATAAAAACAAAATCAATCATTCAATTTAATTTAGACTTATTAGAATTAGACATTGATACAATCACAGACTTACAAATAAAAACAAAAATAAACTCTGAAAAAAATACAATTGCAAAAATTGGTTATGAAATTTTAGGGCAAGAATTTATTGATAAATTTTATACTTCGGTTCATGGGCAAGGAACCGATTGATATGAAAGAGATATTTTAAATATTTTACATTGTAAAATTAACTATAAAGCTGACGCAATTAGAGCAAGAACAGAAGTATTCATAAGAGAAACCATTCGAGCATTGGCTGGCGAATATGAAGACTTTATCAAAAATAAATAGGAGGCACTATGCGACCAAGTTATATGCAGGATGGAAGTAAGGTAGAAGTTAAGAACGGTAATTTTTCGGAAGCATTAAAAACTTTTAAAAGACAGTTAAAAATGCAGAATTTATTTGTCGAACTGAAAGAACGAAGAGAATTCAAAAAACCATCGAAAATTAGGCAAGAAGCATTGAATATCGGAAAAAGAAGACAAAAATTTAAGCTAATGAACAATAAAAGGTAAGAAAAAGTTAAAAAACCCCCAAAACAGAAAGAAATATGCTGTTTTGGGGGTTTTTTTTGAAAAAAAAATAATAAAAAGATATTTATATATAAGAATAATTCCTTATCGAGTTATTGACAAAATATACTAAACCCTATTGTAGTATAACAATTTATAATAATAACCACAGTTAAGATTCTAAATAATCTTATGAAATTTTTTGAAGAAAAACAGGAGAAAAACAATGGGTAAAGTAAAAAAAACCACAGGTTCATTAAGACTTATCGACGAATGCATCACAGATGCGAAAGCTCTTATGGAAATTTCTCTCTTTAACGCTCAAGAAAAGTTAAAAGAAAGATTCACACCACAACTTAAATCACTTATCGCTAAAAGATTACAACAAGAAGAAGACGAATTAGAAGATGATGATTTAGAAGATGGGGAAAACTTTAACGATATTGAAGGCGAAGAAGAAGCAGAAATTGAAGATGATGCCTATGACGCACCAGCCGAAGAAGAAGAAATTGACCTTGATGTAATTGACGATGAAGATTTGGAAGACGATGAAGATTTGGAAGACGAAGAAGAAGTTGACCTTGATGGAATTGAGGATGATGAAATTGAAGACGACGAAGATGAAGCAGTTGCCGGATTGGAAGATGCAGAAATGGACATTGATGTTGATGATTTGGAAGATGAGGAAGATGAGGAAGAAGAGGAAGAAGAAATTAACCTCGAAGCCATTATGAAACAAATGGAAGATCTTAGCGAAGATGATGATATCGACATTGAAGACGACGAAGTTGAAATTGAAGATGACGAAATTGAAGAAGACGACGAAGTTGAAATTGAAGATGACGAAGTTGAAATTGAAGAAGACGAAGACCTTGAGTTTGACATTGAAGACGACGACGAAGTTGAAATTGAAGATGACGAAATTGAAGATGATGATTTAGAAATTGAATCATTAAAAGCCAGAAACAAAAAGCTTACAACAGAATTGAGAAAATATAAAGCAGGAACAAAACTTTTCAAACGAAAAATTGCAGAACAAAAATTTGTGCAAGCTAAATTGCTTTATGTCAATGACATGTTAAAACGTAAGAAACTTTCTGAAATGCAAAAATACAAAATCGTTGAGGCATTTGATAAAGCTAAGAACATTAGTGACATCAAATTAATCTATAAAACTTTGTTTGAAGCTTACAAGGACAGACAAAAGAAAATCAGGGCAACTAAGCCAAACACTCTTAGAGAAGGAACCGCATCTAAAGCGATTCTTGTAAATAGGAAGAAAAGAATTATTAGAAACAAAGTATCTAATCCTATAAAAGATAGATACCAACTTTTAGCAAATATAAGAAAATAAAATAGGAGAAATAAAATGGGAAAAAATTTAACCAATATTAAAAGACTGATGGAAAGTGCAGACCCTCATAAGTCCAAAATGAAACAAGCACAATTGCTTGCTGGCAAATGGGACGAAACTGGTCTTTTAGAAGGTTTGGAAGGATACGACCGTAGCAATATGGCAATACTTCTTGAAAACCAAGCACGTGAGTTAATCAAAGAATCAACTACTACTGGTAACACAGCCGGCTCAGAAGAATGATCTGGTGTAGCCCTTCCTTTAGTACGTAGAATCTTTGGTGAACTTCCATCAAAAGAATTTGTAAGCGTTCAGCCAATGAACTTACCTTCTGGGCTTGTATTCTACATTAACTTTAAATACGGAACTACAAAGGCACCTTATACTGATGGAGATTTAGTATTTGGTATTACCTCAGCTTCAGATAACGCACCTTACGGTGGATTTTATGGCGCTGGAAGATATACTTACTCATCTAACAATTTCAGTTCGTCAGTACAAGGTATTGATACTGGGTCAGCGATTGCCTGGGCTGATGTAAATTATGATGCTGATTTGTCAGCTTCTGTGGCAGCTACAACAGCAACTTTAGGTCTTTTCAAGATGAAGATTCCCGTTGCACAACTTTCAGAATATGATGCAGAAGGAATTAGAGGCTTCGCATTATCAGGAAGTGCAAGTTCATCATTTGACGAATATTACCCACAATTTACAAAAATAGTTGGAACTAACGTTCAATTTGTCGTATCTGCTTCGGCACCTGATGGCGGAAGTATTGTGTCAGGTTCAACTGGTTTAACTGTATTTTATCAAAAACAACCATCTGCTTATGACAGAGGCGACTTTGAAGAAAACTCAACAAACACACCAATTTCAATTCCAGAAATTGATATTGAATTCAAGTCTGAAGCTATCGTTGCTAAGACTAAAAAATTAAAAGCTGTGTGAACACCTGAAATTAGTCAAGACCTTCAAGCTTATCACGCTATTG